TTGATGGTTTATAAATTATAATGGACTAGGAATAGGTTACGCATATAGGATAGCAGATACATGGTCAAAAACAACATCCCAGAAGAATTTTTTTTGGAAATTTCTGGTCTTAAAAAACATCCTGTTTTAAACCGTCCACTGCTAAAGAACTATACTATTGACGAAACAACTATAGCAGCAAAGCGGTGGAAAAGGCAACGTCTATCAGCACACTAAAACCGGGTATCGAGAAGATATTGGTTTGGTTTTAAGGTCTAACTGGGAAGCCAACTTTGCTAGAATACTAAAGTTGTATGATATTGATTTTGAATTTGAACCAACTGTGTTTGCGTTTCCAATTAAAAGGGGAACAAAAGCATATACTCCAGATTTTTATATTAAAGAAAAAAATATTTGGGTAGAAGTAAAAGGTTTTCTTGATCCGAAAAGCAAAATAAAACTAAAAAGATTTAAAAGATATTACGAAAAAGAATTTAACAATTTAGTTTTTGTTATAAGCAAATTTAATTCAGACGCAAAAGACTTTGCGAAAGAGTTGGGAATAAAAATATTATTTTTTACGAAGATATCAGATCCTTTTACGCAGACAAAATTTTGAATTGGGAAGGAAAGTAATGGGATCGTATAAGGAACAATATTACAATTTGGCTGAAGAAGAAATGCAACAGCTAATAGCAGAAGCTAAGTCTGGCAACCAAAGATCGCAAAAAGAACTTATAAAAGTATTTAATAACTTTTTGACCAAGTATACGACAATGTTGTACTACGGTAAGTATAATCTTAATGACTATGACATAAGAAGGTTTACTTCCCTTTTCGTTAAAGATTCATACGTCAGATTTGCTCTGTTAAAAAATAAATTGAATATGGCTGGCTATAAACATGTAAACGAAGTGTTGAGACGGCATAACATATATGGCAAAAAGATACCGGCGATGAGCAGGATGTTAGACAGACAGTCGATATGACATTTTTTCAGTGCATTGCAAGATACCAAAGAAAAGACTCTGAAAAAGGACCCATACCTTTTAGTCGGATTTTTGTATAGTTATTTTTTTTACTTGCTAAAGAAAAATGTGGATACATTTTTAATAGATCAATTGGGAAGAAAGAGTTTCCCACTTTTATCCGATGAGTCTTCTGAAGATAAGGATGAACAGCAAAGACAGGTTGGCTTTAAGGCGCCACCAGAAGAAAAGGACATGCATGAATTCTTAGCCACAGAAGAAATAAATGAATTTTGGATTCTTGGAGAAAGCTGTGCAGAACCATTTTCAAGTTTAACGGTTCAAGAAAGACAGCTGTTAAAGTGGAGATATGTAGATGGCTTGAGGTCAAGTCAAATAAGTGAAAAAATTTCAGAACATCCAAATACGGTTAGAGAACATTTATCAAAAACAAGAGATAAAATACTTCGAATTGTGGTAGAATCTAAGATGGAAGATGTAATAAATTTCCTAGATATGAAGTAGGTGTAATGAATATACATACAATGCAAAAACTTAATGAGCTTCTTAGGGAATTTATAGACCCACAAATTCAAGAAATTGTGACCGCTTACGCATCAGGACAAAAAGACTCTGAGTATTTTATTACAATACCAGATATAAATACGCTAGATCTTGGTATACACGAGTTAGCCTCCTTGGTTGCTAGAACCTCTAACGTTTATGGAAGAATAGCAAGATTTGCCGGGATGGCCAGAGCCCAATACAAGCTAATAGAGGGATCATACAAGAGAGTTTATAAGGCAAATAGAGTGGGTAAAAATGAGGCAGAAAGAGAAGCAAACGCATTAGGGGCAGCAGAAAGCGAATACACCGCTTTGGTAACAGCTGAGTCTATAGTGAGCCTGGCTGAATCAATGGAGTCCGCTGCTCGAATAGCTTCTGAATCAGCTAGAAAATTGATAGATAAAGTTCAGTCAATGCAGATAGCCACGGCAAGGGAAGAAAAAGGCTTCTATAACGAAAAAGATTTTAGGACGTATTAGAATGTATATAGGTCATTATAAAGCAGTTAATTCTGCTAACGAATTTTTTTCAGAACCAAGAAAAGATTTAGACTTTCCTACTCAAATTTCTTATAAAAAAGAAAGATATTCCCTCTTTGCTACGCACATGGTTAGCACGCCAAAGCAACTAAAAAACCTTCAGTCAAGAGCGAAGCAGTACGGCATTAAGACAAATGTAAAGATATAGAGCAGTGAATATAGAAGTATTTTGCGACGGTGCCTCTAGGGGGCAAGGCCAAAAAAGGATTGGTGAAGCATCTTGTGCCGCTGTAGTTTATAAGAATAGAAAAAAAGTAGCTCAGTTCGCCAGAGGCCTTGGTTTAAGAACCAATAATGAAGCAGAATTTGAGGCTGTTATATCTGCACTTTTAATATGTTCTATGTCCGATTTTTATGATCCAATTATCTATACAGATTCAGCAGTTGTTGCAAATCAAATAAATGGCAAATGGAAGTGTAGAAATAACTCACTACTCCCCCTGCTTATGACTATTGAAGATATAAGAGAAGAGTTCAATTTCAAGGTTGTTCAAGTTGAAAGAAGTTTTGTTTGGGAGCCTGACGAACTATGCAATCAATTTCTGGATAAACTAGAAGAGAAAAAGCAAAAGCATAAAAAAAATATGATATAATCATGTTATGACAATTTCATACAAAGAAAATTACCCAATCGTTATTGGTCTAGCAGGAAAAGCTGGTAGCGGAAAAACCTCTGTTGCCGAATCGATATGCCCCAAGGGCTCGATGGTTTCTTCTACCTCGTCATCTATTGTGTGGCAGCATATTTTCTACGCACTACCGCTGTACGAACTTGCCTCAATAAAAAAGAATACAAAAGGGTTAAACGAACAGTCAAGAAGACTGTATGCAATTCATAACGTTTTGTATGATCTTTATGGTGGATCCCCGATAGGTTTTGTACCAGACTATAAAGATTTAGTACAGATGGTATTTGAAATCGAATCTCTTCCGATAGAACCAGAGGGGATAAAGCCAAGAAACTTTCTCCAAAAAGTTGGAGACATATGCAGATCGCATAGAGCAACGTGTTTTTCAGACTGGGCCATAATGAAATCTGTAAAAATGCATCGACAATATTCTTCGGCACTACCAGAAGATAGTGAGCAATTACCTTTCGCAGTTATTATTTCTGACGTAAGATTTGAAAACGAAGCTGATTCTATTTTAAAACAGCCAAATGGAATTGTGATAGTATTTGATGCCTCAGACGAAACTTTAAATGATAGAATTATCAAAAGAGATGGTAAACCTCTTTCTGAGGAACAAAAAAATCATCACTCAGAAAAACAGATAGATGTAATAAAACAAAAAGCAACGTATGTTTTGAATACAGATGGCATGTCCCTTGAAGAGCAATCTTCAAGTACGTTAAATCTTATAACAAACATTCTAGAAAAAGTAGGAGTATAAATATGCCAAAAATTACCGAAAGCGCCTTAGAGCAGTCAGTTTCACCGACCATGGATGCAGTAGTCTCAACTCATCAAAAGCTAACCGTTAAAACAGAACCAGTCATGACTGTAGCAGTTGGTAGAAAAATTAACACAGGAAACTTTGAAAACGTAGATGTTCTTGTTTGTTTGACTGTCGGATTAGAGGGCGCAGATCCTAAAAATATAGAAGCTTTTTCTGAAGCTGTTAAAGAAGCCGCCGCTCAAACGTTTGCGCTAGCGTCCAGGGAAACAGCAGAAAGATATAATCTCATTAAAGACGCTCAGCAGGGTAGATAATTTGCATTTTATCTATTTAACCGATACTATATAAACATACTCAATTTAAAATAAAGAGGTACAAACATGAAAAAACTATTATCATCACTTAAAAAGCTATTAGGTAAGCCAGAAGTTGTTGTACTTAAGTCAGCAGTTGCTGACGCCGTACAAAAGGCAGCACAAGACGTAAGTGTTTCTGCCAAAAAGGCTGCTGACGAAGTTGCTAAGTCCGCAGAGCAAGCTGTTGATACAGCAGTTGCTTCTGTTAAAAAGGCAGCTAAAAAGCCGGCCACAAAGAAGACAACTAAAAAGACGAAGTAATGTCCCTTGCTAAAGCAAGAAAGTCTTCTAGGGATAAAAATCCAAGGCCTGCTAGATAGGTTATGGTATTTAAAGGAAATATCTATATTAGTGGTCCGCGAATGGGGACTAACAATTCAAATAAAGGTATTGACTTGGCAATTAAAAAGACTAGATCTAAAAGAAAAAAAGGCAGAAAAGTAAATGGCAATAAAAAGAGGTCGTGAGACATTCGCTCGGCTACAATAAGCCAAAGCGTACTCCAAACCATCCCAAAAAAAGCCACGCCGTTTTAGCAAAGAGTGGATCGCAAGTTAAGCTGATTAGATTTGGGCAGCAGGGCGTGTCTGGTTCACCCAAGAAAAAGGGTGAATCAACAGCCTATCGTAAGCGTCGTGAATCTTTTAAGGCACGCCACGCCAAAAACATAAAAAAGGGTGTAATGTCTGCAGCCTATTGGGCTGATAGAGTAAAGTGGTAAGGTCTTATTTATGTCTAAATATGTCAAAACTTCAACTCCTGAACCGAAGGCGGAATCAGAAAAAGTTGAAACAAAAACAAAAAAAACAACTAAGAAAAAAAATAAGGAGAAATAACCATGATGAAAAAAATGAAAGATGACAAAAAGATGATGGGCAAGAAGATGAAACCAGCTAAGAAAATGGGCGGCAAGAAGATGAAGAGCTCAAGCAAGAAAAAGATGGGCTACTAATCATGGCTATGAAAAAGAAGGCTCCAGCTAAAAAAGCCGCAGCAAAAAAGAACGGTAAGATGTCAGGCTTGACACCGGCTCAGCAGAAACTTCCTCCTTTTATTAAAGCAGCTATTGCAAAGAAAAAGAAGAAGAAATAATATCTTTTATAATGGCTAAAAAGAAAACCGCTTACCAAAAAAAAAATAAGCAAGGTTATGGATGAGTATGGTAAGGGAACTCTTCACTCTGGAAAGGGTGGGCCAGTAGTAAAATCTAGGAAGCAGGCTATAGCTATAGCTATTTCAACTGCACAAAGAAAAAAAAGAAAGAAAAAATAGGAGATAAAAAATGGCTAAAGTTGAATGGGATATCGTAATTGCAGTTAAGCAGCCCGCAGATCTTAAGGGTGTGCAGCCTGGCAAACTTCCTGAATCTTTACTTCGTCCAGCAGTTGGTGGCGGGAAGCTTCATTGGTTGGCGGCAGCTGCTTGGGCAGCAATGGTTGAGGCAGCAAAAGCAGAGGGCGTTGAACTAAAGCCTGTTTCAGCTGGCGATACATACCGCACATATGAATCACAACTTGCTGCGTTTAAACAAAGATATACAACAGAGCCAAATGGAAACGCTACTCGTACATTTGAAGGCAAAAAGTGGTATAAGAAAGATGCAAAATTAGCCAGCTTGGCTGCTCCTGGCACTTCTCAACACAATAGCGGATTGGCCATCGACGTTCATACAGCAGCTGAACCAAAGCGTCTTAAGTGGCTTATTGCCAACGTTCGTAAGTTTGGTTTTAGTTGGGAAGTTGTTCCAGAAGAACCATGGCACCTGCGCTATACAGAGGGCGACAACCCACCAGCAGCAGTTGCTGAATATATGACAAAGAACAATATTCAAAAGCCATCTGGAGTATCTGCTCCAACAGCAGCAGTAAGTGAAGCTCCAGCAGCAAAAGATGATGGCGGCGATCTTGATCCAGGTGATAGTGGTCCTCGTGTTACAAAACTCCAAGAAGAGTTAGCAGAGCGTGGCTTCTACAAGGGAGCTCCTGACGGGCAATTTGGTCCTAAAACTGTAGAAGCAATTACTGCTTACAAGAAAGCAAAAGGCTTTGGAGACGGTCCAAAAGCTGGCAAGCGTGTTCTTGATGATCTTGGAATAGGAATGTAATTATGGAAGCAGTCATCGTTGCTCTCATAGGTGTTGTGGGTTCTGTGTTGGTAGTTCTAGTTGAAAAGGGTAGAAAAGAAAACGCCAGAGATCATGGTGTAGTTGCTGATAAGTTGGATCAGATTGAACAAGTGCTTTATAATATTGACGAAGATGTTCTTCATATAGAAGTTAAATTAGACAATCATTTAGAAGATCACGCAAATAAAGAATTTGGTGGTTTTGATTTAGATGATAAAAAGTTTAAAACAGGAGAAAAAGTAAAGGATAAGAAACATGGCAGCAAAAAAAGATAAGAAGTGGATTCAAGGGGCAATAAAAAGACCCGGTGCTTTCACCAAGAAAGCTAAGAAAGCTGGCAAATCCGTATCTGGTATGGCTGCTGCTGTTACAAAGAATCCAGGAAGATACAGCGCAACGACGGTGCGTCAAGCCAACTTGGCTAAAACTTTAAAAAAAATTGGCAAGAAGAGGAAAAAAAAGTAAATATGGACTGCAACAATCCCAATCATCATTCCCACAACGGAGAACCATGCAGACACGCTGCACATCATGAATGTAACCACAATCCCCATGATCATCATATTCACATAAATAAACACAAAGCGGCAGCTTGGTTTTTGAACGCAGTTTATTTTTCTCTTCACATAGTTACAATTTATTTATTAGTGAAATAAATATGGCTAAAATCAATAAGCCAACTAAGCCAGCTCTATGGTCATCCGCTAAGTCGCAGGCCAGAGCTAAGTTTGATGTATATCCATCAGCCTACGCTAATGCATGGGCGGTAAAGAAATATAAGGCTATGGGTGGTGGTTGGAAAACAGTTTCCACCAAGAAAGCTAAAAGAAAGAAAAAGTAATGGCTGGCCCAAAAGGTGTTGGTTTAACTAAATGGTTTAATCAACGCTGGGTAAATATAGGTGCGCCCAAAAAGAAGGGCAAGTTTCAACCATGCGGAACATCTGGCGCTAATGGATCTGGATACGCAAAGTGTGTACCAGTATCAAAAGCTAGATCAATGAGCGCTGCGCAAAGGAAAAGTGCAGTGCAAAGAAAAAGGAGATCCGGTACACCACAAAAGGGAGTAAAGGGTCAGGCCCCAAAAAATGTAGCTACTTTTACCAAAAGAAAGAAAAAGTAATGCCACTAGAGCATAAATTAATTACACTAAGTAATACATCCACTACAATAATAACTGTAGATGGGGATACTACTCCATCAAATATGATGTTTAGTGTTCAAAATGTAGATGATTTAGCTAATGTATATCTTGGCAACAGTTCGGTGTCTTCTACGTCCTATGGGGTTTTATTGGAACCGGGAGCATTTTTTTCCGTAGAAAATTTAAGAAAAGATACAGAACTTTACGCGCTAAGTACGGTGTCAAATTCTAAAGTCGCCGTAATGCGATTTACCTTCAGCTAATGCTCTACTACTGGAATCCCAGACACCCAGCATCTCAGGGTAAGTATGGTTCATTCTATGATATTTTAACCCAAGAGGTTGCTGAAAATCAGCAGAGTATCGGCATTCCGGTTCTTCTTAGAAATACGGCTGAATCAACTGGTGTTAGTATTGTAGATAATTCTAAAATAACTTTTCAATATCCTGGAACATATGACATTCAGTTTTCGTTTCAATTCCACAATAATGGTGGTGGCGGTGGTGGACAGACCGTTGAAATATGGCTTGTTCAAAATGGCCAAGCCGTTCCTTACAGTAATACAAGAGTTGCAGTAAACACAAACAGTCCTTATGTTGTAGCAGCTTGGGATTTTATTATTACAACCGCAGCTGGCGGCAATGCTCAAATATACTGGGCGACAGATAATCACCATATAGTCATGCAGTACAACACCGGAACCATGGGCGGCCCCGCTATACCATCAGCGATTGTTACGGTATTACCAGTCGCCTAATCCTTATCTTATGGTATAATTTAATCCATGGAGAATTCTGGCATATTTGATGGCTTTATGCCAACCATTGTTGATATATCTATATCCAAACCAACATCTTCCATAACTTCTTCAGGTGAACTTACTAATGTTCACTGCATAACTATAACTACGGCTGATAAAAAACAGTATGTTTTTAGTATGTCTCCAATGGATTTGTATAAACTATATTTTTTGTTGATCAAAATATTGGTTTAGTTATGTTGAGTAGAACGATTTATTGCGTTTGGGTTGGTGACAACAACACAGTAATGAACCAAAATAGAATTAATGGTTTGAGTTCTTTAAGTAAAAATTCTGGAGTAGAAGTTGTTTTAATTACAAATGAAAATCTAAATTCATTTATATTAGATCAATATCCGCTTCATGAGGGATTCCAATATTTATCCGATGTGCATAAGGCAGATTATTTAAGATGTTATCTAATGCACCATAGGGGTGGTGGTTATTCTGATATCAAACCATGCGATTGGGATTGGAATCAATACTTTGACGCAGTAGAATCTAGTTACTATTTTGGTTGTGGAGCACCGGAAGATGAAGGTCCTCTCAGTACTCCAGAAATAATTCGAAACGAATATGGAAACCACTGGGATAAAATGATATCGGCAGATCTTTTTCTCTTCAAACCTTATACTGTGTTTACCTCATACTGGTATAATGAAATGATGAGAAGAATGGACTTGTATTTAAATCAACTTATTTTACATCCAGCAAAAAATTCTAGAGAAGCTGCAGATGTTTTTTACACCAATTATCCAATAAGATGGGCTGGCATATTATGCGAAATATTCCATCCACTCTGCGTAGAGCATACTCATAGGATATTAAAAACAATGCCGTATCCGAATAGGATTAACTACAGATAGTCAAATTTTATGGTTAATGATTGGTTTGGAAAAACTGCGATAGTTACTGCAGTAACTGGTGGGTACGATTATCAACTTGATCAACCAAATATTAATGGTGTTGATTTTATTTATTTTACAGATGGTAATTCAAAATTTGATATTAATCCACCATGGAATGTCCAGATGTTAGGCGATGAGCACCTTGATAATAGAAGAAGGTCAAAAAGACCAAAACTTAATCCGCATTCAATTTCAATACTGAATGAATATAAGTATATGGTGTGGATTGACGGAGATATGGCTATAGCTAGAGCTGAATTTGTTGATGAAATTTTTTCTTTCATGGATAACGGCTTCGTTGCCTCGCCGCATTTTGACAATAGGCACTGTGCATACGGGGAAGCAACAATAAGACCCGCAAAATATGCAAAAGAACCACTAGATGAACAGGTTGAATTTTATAAGCGTGAAGGGTTTCCCGAGCAGTACGGTCTTTTTGAATGTGGAGTATCCGCTAGGGATTTATCTAATCCAAAAGTAAAAGAACTT